GTACCGGTTTAACCTCGTCACGGGGCTTTCTGATGGCTGAAAGACGCTTTACAAGTTCATCCATCGCCTGACTCGATGCGTCGATGGTTCCGCTTTGGATTGGTTCACGCATTTCATCCATGATTTCCAGCACCAGACGGCGGTGATAGTTATCCGCGACCATTCCGGCATATCCCTTCAGGTTTGCGGCACTCGGGCAGTTTTTGCTGGTCATCAGGATTGACGTGAAATGCTCCTCTCCGCACGCCTCGGCAACCATCAGCGCGTCGATTAGGTTTCTGTTTCGCGCCTGCTTCCGGATAACCTCGAAGGCTTTCCGGTAGAGCGGAATTGAAAACGCTTCCGGCTCAAGCGTTGCCAGAACGTCACTGGCAGTTGGTGTTAATCCACCAATCAGCAGGCCACCGATAACGCTCGCTTCGATATCCTGTTTCATGCAATCCCCCTGTCTGCAAACTTTCCTTCCCGTACTCCCGTTAACGAATCTTCCCTCAGCAGGTAATCAAAATCTGCCGTCCAGCCCGTGTCGTTGTCTCCGAAGTAAAACGGCTTGGCCTGATGCACAAACGCCCTGACATACGCTCTGAAACCGTCCACGTTTGGCGTTTTCAGTTGCGGGATAATTTTCTTCAGGCGGCGTTTGCGTTTCTCGTTGACCGCAACAGCGTGTGGAAGTCTGTCACCGACTTCGGTGTTGTAGGCGTTCAGGAAGGATTCGTAGTCGATTCGTTCTGCCTTGCGACGTTCAGGTTTAACCTGCCAATCGCCTCCCCCATTGGGGGGTAGGGGGGTATTATTTATATTCTTGTTAATACCTTCTTGTTCATGATGTGCGGTTGTTTGTGCGGCTTCATGTGCGCTTTCATGTGCGGCATGTACTCTGAAAGCCGCGCCATTACTGGCTTCGTCATGTGCGGCATCATGTGCGGTTGTTTGTGCGGCTTCATGTGCGGGTGAATCGTCCGTTTTTTGAGCATATTCATGGTAATTTGTGATGGTAATCACACGACCTTTTTGCTTCTCTCCATCAATGGTGATCATCTCCTCTTTCACAAAAACCTGAAGCATCCGCTCAACCTGATCACGGCTTGCCGGCTTGCCATGCCTGTCGCATAACTGAAGACCTAAATCAGCTGCTGTCACAACCAGTTGACCGGGTTGCAGATGCCATTCATGACCTTTGAAATTCGCTTTGTATGGCTTTCTGGCGGCATTCAGGAGAAGGTTTTCCCACAGGGTGCGAAGATAAACATCTTTCGCCCATGACTGTTTCAGAATGCTCCGGTACAACGGAATGTAACCAGTTTTCTGGTTCTCCATCCTGTTGCTCCTGCGCTCGTGTGCGGCGCTGAAATCGTAGATTTTTGCTGTATTGCTCATAACTACCTGCCTTGACGAAAGACCTTAAGAACATCGTTAAACTGACTTACGGATATGTCTTCTTTGAGCAGCTTTTCCAGAAATGCGTTTGGAATGAACGTATATCCCTCCTCTTTTGGTAGGGACGGGAGCAACGCCCTCGCCTCAGCCTTCAGAAGCTCAGTTCTGGCAACTTTCACAAAAGAGATTTGAGTTCTTTCATCAATGGAACGAAGGAAGCGCAAACGCTTAACTTCTTTGTGTGTATCAGGTGGATTAAAGCCTTTGTTTCGCATATAATTACCTCGTTGGATGTTATTAAAATTCCATTTGTATTTGATCAGAACGCTCGGTCTTGCACACCGGGCTTTTTTTATTGGTGAGTCCATCAAGCGCATACTTAAAAGCCCTGCTAATCGGACTGATGTCTGATGCCATTCCAAAAGCACACAAGACCGAAGCAATAAATCTCCAGTCCGTTCTGCTTATCTTCGATTCATGACAGCCAATCATCTTTGCCAGACCGCGCTGGGTAAGCGTTGACAGGTTGATGAGTAAATCTGTTTCTGCGCGATCAACGTCGCGCTGTGATAGTTTGCTGTAACTTGTTTGTTCCATTTCTTATGATTTCCAATAGTGAATATTACGCATCTGTTGATGCGTTTTTTGTGGGGACGAATCATCCCCGACCTGATTGTTTAAAGAGCGGTGTTACTTATGCTGCCTGATTCGGTTTTGGAAACAGGTGTGGCAAATCGGGGCGAATTTCGTAAGCCTTGATCTGCCCTCCAGTGGCGTTAACGATGGCGGTAACTTTCTCTGGAGAGACCAACCCGCCTTTCAGCCATTTGTGTACTGCTGGCTGCGTTACACCACACTTGTCGGCAAGGCGCTTTTGGCTACCGACAATTTTCAAGGCTCGTTGAATTACTAAATTCATGAGCATACCTCTTGTGGTCATTACTTATAACCAAAGATAACTCAAGTTATAAAAAATAGCAATAACCTTTGTTATTTTACTTTGGATAACCGTAGTTATAGATTTGTGGGTATGAAAACATTCGCAGAAAGACTAAATGCAGCCATGAGCTCAGCAGGTGTATCGCAATCACAGCTTGCTGACATGGTTGGAATATCTCAGCCAGCCATACAGAAGATGTCATCCGGTAAAACAAACGGATCTCGCAAGATGGTTGAATTAGCCAATGCTTTAAAAGTACGCCCTGAATGGCTTAGCTCTGGTATTGGTGAAATGAGGGATGGTACACATGAAGAACCATCCAATGTCCGTGAATCATCTTTAAAAGCTGTGGTATGGGAAGATATTAAAAGAAACGATGACGAGTTTGTCGCGTTGCCTCTTCTTAACGTTTCGCTTTCAGCTGGAAGCGGTAGCTGCGAGCTAGAGGAATCATCAGAGTTCTCTTTGGTTTTCAGAAAGTACTATCTGAAAAAGATGGGGGTATCTGAAAGATCAGCCAAGCTAGTTAGGGTTGTAGGGCAAAGCATGGAACCAACGCTTCACGACGGAGATGTTGTTGGTGTTAACACACAAGATACCACAATCAGAGATGGTAAAACCTACGCTATTTGCCAGTCTGATTTGTTACGAGTAAAAACATTAATCGCCACCCCTACATCGGTGATAATCAGATCAATAAATCGCGAAGAGTACCCAGATGAAGTAATGGATAGAGATGAATTTCATGAAACCGTAAGGATTATTGGCAGAGTATTCTGGTCGTCTCATAGTTGGTAACCGATAATCAGAAGAAGACTTACGGAAGTGCGGAGGGATAATGGAATTTCTGATAGTTTTTGTTGTTGTTTTGGTCATCATTCTTTTTGTTTTGCTAAGCATTAGCAAAAAGCTATCTCAAACGATTGAACATAGCTCTAATCGCGCAAAAGAAGAAGACCATCTAATTGATATAAAAGAGATTCTCTCTGATATAAAAATCACATTAGATGAAATAAAATACACAACAGATCTAATTGAACAGTATAAAATACCAACCCCAAACGAGAGAAAAGCAATAGATCAATATCGTATTGACTTAGAAATCGACGAAATGCTAAGCAAAAGAAAAGACTAAAAACACCCGGCCTCAGCGCCGGGTTTTCTTTTCCTGCCGTCCCCCCCCCAATCAACCATCCTCATCATAGACAAGCATCAAGCCAAAGGTAGCACTTTCACCCCGCACGCAAGCCCTCAAACACCAATCAATCAGCAACATTTACAAAAATAAAATACCTTTGTTATCCATCACCTATAACTTATTTACCATAAAATATAAACTAAGTTATTGACCACACCTATAACCTAAGTTATCTTTAAGCCATCAGCAGGACGCAGGAAGCCAAACGGAACAGATTGGCAGGCTCTTTAACATTGATGGAATGGGGATGATTCGTCCCCACCAAAGAGAGGTTGGCTTTGGGATTTGATGAATGTGCAGGTCGATGCACTAACGCTTAGCGGTGAGCACCTGCCTTTGGGGCAGGATGGGTAGCCGCAATCAGGAGATCGACACCTGACATCAAATCACCAAAGTCAATCATCGGAGGTATCCAGTGAAAGCAAGAGAGATTCGCAAACTCGAACGCGCTCGTAAGCACAAAGAGGCGACAGCAAAACGTAAAAATATTGACCGTGTTTCAATGGTGGTTTCGCTAGCAGGAGCGAATAGGAAGAAGGTTGAATGTGGTTCGTGCTGCCTGCCAAACGTAGCTCTTTACGCGGCAGGCTACCGGAAATCAAAACAACTGACGGCGAGGTGACGATCCCCCGCCGTCGAGGAACTAAATTAGCTCATCAGCTTTACCAGCAAAGCGCATATAACACTCATAGAACCAGACGTCAGGTATAACAAATTTCTCTTTACCTGACGCGCTGTAAGTCACACCTGAGCGATGGAGAAGGCCTTTTCTCATAAGAGATAAAGCGACCGGATCGCCGTGCTTAAGTACGATTTTGTTATTTGCCATAACAGCAAATGCTAAAACCTCTTTTTCCTGAATACTCAGAGAATTGAACAGGCGCTCAGTCTCCACAATTACTTTAGCCTCATCTCTCTTACTGAGATATTTTTTATATCTGTCTGAAGATGCCAGAAATATAAACTCCATCACCCTGTTCAGAACATAACTGATACACAAAAGCATTGCGTAATACATCCAGTGATCTGGAAGTATTTCGGGGTTCCTTATATCTACCCACTCTTTAATTGATGCTGGGGTGATTATTATCAAGGCAATTAAAATAATAAGCATATGAATTAACTGTTGTAGCGTAAGACCACGCAGGAAGAAACGTAATAGTTCCTGCCACCAGTTACTCATCGGTGAATCTCCATCATTCTCTCTGTAGGGGTGAATAGAGTTTATCCGATTTCTCGCTGTAGGGGTACACGAGAACCACCGAGCCTGATGTGGTTAAAAGACAGGCGCAATCTTTACAACCGCAATCCACTATTTAAGGTGATATATGGAAGAACAAGCAAACAAGATTCTCGTAGAACTACTGCAAAAAGCCAGTAATGGAATAGACGCGGCTGTTTCATTTAGCCAGGCACAGATTCCTGATGTTGTTCATCAGTTGCTGCTATGGAATATGGTTGACAGTCTGATTAAAACATTAATAGCCATTCTAACAATCCCACTGGTTTTCTGGTTTATGAAGAAGCAGTGCCAAAGAGTTGAGACAGGTAAAATCGGTGATGAAGGATACTCATGGGAAAGGGGAAATCCCAAATACAGGCCGACAATGGTTTGGGATAGCAAAGGAGATATTAACCTTCTTATCATGCCATTGGTTGGAGTTTTGACTCTGTGGGGGATTTTTATTATTGGTGTAGTAACCAATATGACTTGGTTAAAAATTTGGCTGGCCCCAAAACTTTACCTTATCGAATATGCAGCATCATTGGTTAAGTAATTTCAGGCCGCATAATCGTCCTTTATTTTTGGCATAAACAACAGAATAAACACTGCACTGTGTATTCATTCCAACGAGTGAATACAC